ATTAGGCAAGGCAATTCAAGATCAAGCAAAGAAATTGGCTAAAAAATGACTATTGAAACTTCAATCTACTCTGCATTACAAGGCTTGGCAAATGGCAGGGTCTATCCATTACAAGCCCCTGAGAAAGTAACCTTTCCTTGCATAGTTTATTTTCGCATTAATTCCACTCCAATAAATACAATAGATGGGGCATCCACTATTGATTTAGTTCGCATTCAGGTGGATACTTATGCAAAGACTTATTCAGCCTGCAAAGTTCTCGCTGAATCTGTTCGGTCATCTCTTGAAGGAAGCGCAGTAAAGGCAACTTTACAGACTGATCAAGATATTTTTGAGCCTGATTTATCTGTTTACAGAGTATCTCAGGATTATTATTGTTGGCAAACTAGGTAGGAGTTAATATGAGTTCAAATGCTTTAGAAGCACAAGGAATGTTAATCAAGATCGGTAATGGCGCTTCTCCACAAGTGTTCACTACTATTTCTGAAATCAAAACCTTTTCTGGTCCAACTGGATCAGCAGCAGTTATTGATGTAACAGATTTAAGCTCAACTGCAAAAGAAAAGCGCATGGGTCTTGCTGATGAAGGTCAGTTAAGTTTTACCATTAACTATATTCCTGATAACACTCAGCATACATTGTTACGCACTCGCAGAGCAAGCCGAGAAGAAACAGATTTTAAGATGGTGTTTACTGATGATTCCCCATCTACTACTTGGAGTTTCTCTGCATTTGTAACTGGCTTTGCTGTATCAGGCGCAGTTGATAATGTTGTAGAAGCTAATGTAACTTTAGAAATTACTGGATCAATTACACAGAGCTAAAATGGCAATCTTAAATAGAGAAGCAATATTAGGTGCAGTAGATTTAAAAAAAGAGTTAGTAAAAGTTCCTGAGTGGGGCGGTGAAGTTTACATCAGCATGATGACTGGTGAAGCTAGAGATGCTTGGGAACAGGGGTTGGTAGGCGGTAAAGGCGCAAACTTAGACAATATAAGAGCTAGGCTTGTTTCCTTTACTGCTGTAGATGATGCAGGCAAGCGCATTTTCACAAATGAAGATGCTATTGCACTAGGTCAGAAATCCGCAACTGCTCTTGAGAGATGTGTAAAGGTGGCTCAAAAGTTAAATAGATTAACTGAAGAAGAATTAGATAATCTAGTAAAAAACTAAAAGCCCATCCCCAAAGACAGTTCTACTTTAGTCTAGCTCTGAAATTGGGAATGCCAGTTGGGGAGATGTTAAGAAGGATGGATAGTGCAGAGATAACTGAATGGATGGCATACTTTAAGTTAGAAACACTTCCAAAACAGAAAGCATCAGATGTAATAAAAGCGCAGTTTGCACACAGAGTTAAGAGGAAAGAAAAATAATGGCATCATTAGGTCAGCTTGTAGTTTCTCTTACTGCGGAAACAGCGCAATTTAAAGAAGCACTTTCTAAAGCAGCCTATGAAACTGATAGGGCTATGAAGAAGATTGAATCTTCTACTAGCTTTGTTTCTACTGCTTTTAAAACCCTTTTAACTGCTGGAGTTGTATCGCAAGTTACAAGCGGAGTTAATTCAATCATTGAATCTATGGCTCGCCTAGATGATATGGCTGAAGCTACAGGCGCATCAGTTGAGAATTTATCAGCATTAGCAAATCAAGCAAAGATAAGCGGTTTAGAGATCGGCTCTCTTGAGGGGGCTTTGGTCAAATTTAATAAATCTCTTTTCTCTGTTACAGAAGAATCTAGCAAAGTTGAGAAAGCCTTAAATGCTGTTGGCTTATCTTCTGCACAGCTTCGCACAATGGATACAGCAGAAGCTACTTTAGTTATTGCAAAAGCATTAGATGGTTATGCGGATAGCGCAAATAAAGCTGCAATTATTCAAACTATATTTGGTAGAAGCGCAAGAGAAGTAGCGCCTTTCTTAAAAGATCTTGCAGAAACAGGCACACTAAATGCTACTGTAAGCAAAGAACAAGCAGCACAGGCTGAACTATTGCAAAAGTCTATTAAAAGACTTGGTTTAGAGTTTGATTTATTTACCAAAACTATAGTTGGTAGCGCTATACCAGCACTTCTTGAGTTCTTTAAAACACTCAATGCTATTACTCAGCCTTATGCAATTCTAGGAAATAACTTAGAAGAATTAGAAGGCGCATTAGCTAAAGTAAATGCAACTATTGAAAGAAATACTTCTTTAGGTAAAGAAAACTCTAAGAGCAATTTGGATCTACAAAAAGGCTTGCAAACTCGCATAGCTTATTTAAAAGACCAAAAGCGCATAGAGCAAGAAATAGCTGATTCTGCAAGTAAGCCTAAAAAAGTTGCTGCATTTGATCCTAAAGATTACACCAAAGGATTGGCATCAATAGAAGAAACAAATATGAAGTTCCTTATATCAACTAGAGATCTAACTTCTAGAATTGATATGGAAATGCAAAATATCTTTTCTTCAGAAACAGAGAAAAAGCTACAAGCAAATCTTTTAAATTTGCAAAAGTTAGTAGAAGATGCTCAATCATCTATTTCTAAACAGTTATCTGAAGGCAATATTACTACTACTCAATATTCAGAAGCCATAATAACTCTTTATTCAAACTATGAAAGAGCAATGGATACAACCAAAAGGCTTGCTCAAACTCAAGAAGAATTGAATTCTAGTTATACTTTTGGCGCACAAGTAGCTTTGGCAAAATATATTAATGAATCTAAAAATCTAGCATCGCTTACAAGCGGAGTTGTAACTAATGCCTTAAATGGATTAGACAATGCATTGCTAGGAATTATGGGAAGAACAACTTCTGTAGCAGATGCTTTCTCAAAAATGACAGCTTCTATTCTTAATGATATTGCTAAGATTTTAATTAGACAGTCTATAACAGCACCTTTAGCTGGCTTTATATCAAGCTCATTAGGCAGTTTCTTTGGTGGCTCAGTTACACCTACACAAACTTCTACTGGTCTATATACCTTCGATAATCCTAATATGGGCGGTGGTAGGGCATTAGGTGGAAATGTTAATGCTGGCACTTCTTATCTAGTTGGTGAAAGAGGTGCTGAAATATTTACTCCTAATATGAATGGAAGTATTACACCTAATGATGCTATGGGCGGTGTTACTGTAAATCAAACCTTTAATATTCAAACTGGTGTTGCACAAACAGTTAGGACAGAAATTCAATCTATGATGCCTAGAATTATGGAAGCAACTAAAGCTGCTGTAGCTGATTCCAAGCGCAGGGGCGGTTCATATGGAAAGATGATGAGCTAATATGGCAATTACTTACCCTTTATCCCTTCCATCTAACAGTCAAATTTCAAGAGTTAGATTAAATGCAACTGATGTAGTAGGAGTTGTTCAATCTCCTTTTACAGCTTCTCAGCAAGTCTATAGATATACTGGGCAATTTTGGGAAGCAGATATAACCTTGCGCCCTATGAGTAGGGATGAAGCAGAATATTGGATCAGCTTTCTTTTAAAGCTAAATGGTCAATATGGAACATTCTTATTAGGTGATCCAAATGGCGCAACTCCTAGGGGTGTAGCTACAGGCACTCCATTAGTAAATGGTGCTAGTCAAACTGGGAATGAGCTTATTACTGATGGATGGACTAGCGGAGTAACAGGAATATTAAAAGCTGGAGATTACATTCAAATAGGAACTAATGGCAATGCTAGGCTTTATAAAGTGCTTAATGATGTAAATTCTGATGGATCAGGAAATGCAACACTTACCATTTATCCTGATTTAAGAAGCTCTCCTGCTAATAATGCGCCAATATATGCTACAAATGCAAAGGGCAATTTTAGGCTTAACTCCAATCAAACTTCTTGGGATATTACAGAAGCTCAATTTTATGGAATAACATTTGGCGCTAGGGAAGCTCTGTAATGTCTAGAACTCTCCCACAAGCTCTAGCTGATGAATTTATTGCTTCTGAGCTAAAGCCATTCTATGCAGTAGAACTTCTATTTGATTCAGGCGCAGTTCGCTTTTGGACTGGCTATGGTGAGATATTAGCCAATGGAGAAGAATGGTCAGGATCAGGGCAAATCATGGGAATTGCTCCTAGCAATGAAACTACTGATCTATCAGCCAATGGAATGACTTTAACCTTTGGCGGTCTAGATCCTAATATTGTTGCTATTGCTTTAACAGAAAACTATAGAGGTAGAACTGCAACTTTATATATAGGCGCATTAGATTCAACTAATCAGCCAGTAAGCACTCTATATCAATTATTCTCAGGTCGCATGGATGTAATGAGCATTACAGAGGATGGCAATACATCCACTTTAACAATTAGCATTGAGAATGTATTAATAGATCTAGATAGACCAAGAATAAGAAAATATACTACTGAGGAGCAATTAAGTCGCTATCCTAATGATGAATCCTTGAAGTATGTTGCAAGCCTTCAAGAAAAAGATATAGCTTGGGGAAGATAAATGGGATTTAGCTTTGGTGGTGTATTTAGAGCAGTTGTAGTTGCTGCTGCGGTTGCAGCAGTAGTCTATACAGGCGGAGCATCTTTAGGATTGCTATCTGCATCCACTTTAGCTAGTGGCATGGGATCATTTGTAGCTATGGCTGCTCTTACTACAGCAGTTGCAGCTACAGCTTCTCAGCTAATGACATCTACCCAAATACAAGGGCAGACTTATGATATTGGTAGTCAATTACAAGGGCAGATAGTTTCTAAAAGAGAGCCTGCTGGTAATGCAAGAGTTGTCTATGGGCAAACTAGGATAGGTGGCACAGTATTGTTCATGGAAGCTAGTGGCGCAAAAAATGAAACTATGCATATAGTTCAGGCGCTTACAGGACATCAAATTGATTCTGTGCAAAAGGTTTATGTCAATGACACAGAGGTAGTATTAACTTTATCAGGTAATGCATATGTAGGAACTTACAAAGGAAGCGCAACTGCTGTTTCTTTTAATTGGTTCTTAGGCGCTGATAATCAATCAGCCTTACCATTCTTATCAGGAACTTCTGCATCTGCATTCCAATTTAAAGGAATATCAGCCTTAGCTTCTAAGATGGTCTATGATGCAAATGTCTTTCCACAAGGGCTTCCAAATATTACAGCAATTATTAGAGGTAAAAGGGTTTATGATCCTAGGACTTCTACTACTGCATACTCAAACAATTCTGCACTTTGTATCAGAGATTATTTGCTAGATACATATTATGGATTAGGCGCTAAGGCATCAGAAATAGATGAGGATTCTTTTGAGATTGCAGCAGATGTTTGTGATGAGAATGTCGCACTAAAAGCTGGTGGCACAGAAAAGAGATATACACTAAATGGATCTTATCTAACTTCTGAGAAGCCTAAAGATATTCTTTCTAAGATGCTTACTTCTTGCGGTGGCATTCTTACCTATTCAGGTGGCAAATGGGTAATTAAGGTCGCTACTTATAGAACTCCTACAGTAACAATCTCCGAGGATGTTATTGCTGGCTCAGTAACAATGCAGGCATCACAAAGTCGCAGAGATATATTTAATGCAGTTAAAGGCTTATATTCTGAGCCTACTGCACTCTATCAGCCAACTAGCTTTCCACCTGTAGAAAATTCTGTTTACACTTCTCAGGATGGTGAGCTTATTTGGAAAGATATTGAATATTCATTTACAACTTCTTCTGCTACTTGCCAAAGGCTTGCAAAAATAGAACTAGAGAAATCTAGGCAACAAATAGTATTTAATGTTCCATGCAAATTAAATGCTTTTGAAGTGCAAGCTGGTGATAATGTCTTTGTAGATTTTCCTAGATATGGCTGGAGCAATAAGATATTTGAAGTTTTAGATTGGGAATTTACAGTTGCATCAGAAGGAAACAATTCTGTTCCTATGGTCAATTTAACTCTAAGAGAAACAGCATCACAGGTTTATGATTGGAATAGCGGTAATGAAACTACTGTAGATTTTGCGCCCAATACAAACCTTCCTGATCCTTTTACTGTTAATCCATGCGGTGTTTTTGTTTCTGATACCTTAACAATTATTGCTGAAACTGTGCAAACTACTTTAATAGTAGATATTGCTGGAACAAATACCTTCCAAGATAGATATGAGGTAGAAGCAAAACTATCAACAGAAACAACTTATATCGCACTAGGTCAGGCATCAGGAACTAGATTTGAGCTTCCTAATGCAGTAGATGGCGCTTTATACAATGTAAGAGCAAGAACAATTAATTCATTTAATGTTAAATCTGCATACACTACAGCAAACTATGTAGTAGTTGGCAAGACTGCTCCGCCACAGAATGTAACTGGCTTTGATATAAATATAGTAGGCGCACAGGCTTATTTGACTTGGATTGCTGTTCCTGATTTAGATTTGTCGCATTATCGGATTAGGCATTCATCAGAAACTACAGGCGCAACTTATTCTAATTCTATAGATTTGATTGCTAAGGTGGCTCGCCCTGCTGTGTTTGCAGTAGCACCAGCCATGACAGGAACTTATTTCATTAAAGCTATTGATAAGCTAGGAAATGAATCCATTGCTCCTGCTGAAGTTACTGCAATCATTCAAAATATCAAAGATCTAAATGTAGTAGAAACTGTTACAGAATCTCCATCATTCTTAGGTCAAAAAGTAGAATGTAATGTTAATGAATTTGGTTATTTAGTTTTAGATACCTCTATTGATTTTGATGATGCTACTGGCTTGTTTGATGATCGAGATGGTGATTTTGATGGTGGTGGTGGATTTATCTCAACTGAGGGAACTTACTACTTCTACAATGTAGTTGATCTTGGAAGTGTTTATACAAGCAGAGTTACATCCAATATAGTTGTAGGGCGCAATGATTATGTAAATCTGTTTGATGATGTAACTGGCAATTTTGATGATCGAGAAGGCTTGTTTGATGGTGATCCAAATACTTATGGTGATACAAATGTAGAACTATATGTTTCGGTTACAGATGATGATCCTAATAGTTCTCCTGTAACTTGGTCAGATTGGCGCAAGTTCTATGTAGGAGATTACAAGGCTAGAGGTCTTAAATTTAAGGCTGTAATGACTTCTACATCAGGGGAATCAACTCCAGTTATTCAAAGTCTTTCTGTAACTGTAGATATGCCTGATAGGGTTATTGGAGATAATGATTTGGTAAGCGGAACTGGATCAGGTGGATATGCTGTAACCTTTAGCCCATCATTCAAAGTATCGCCTTCTATTGGTATTATGGCGCAGAATTTACAGCAAGGTGATTTCTATGAAATACCCACAAAATCAGCTTCAGGCTTTACAATTAGATTCAAGAATTCAGGCGGAACTGTGGTCAGTCGCACCTTTGATTATGTAGCCAAAGGATATGGAGAATTAGTAACCTAGGAGAATTAAATTGAGCCAGCATGACTTTACAATAGACAATCAAGGCTTTCCAGCCTTCAGATCAGATCTAAACAATGCGCTACAAGCATTAGGATCTACTTCTTCAGGAGCTTCAGCCCCTTCTAGCCCATTTGCTAATCAGCTTTGGTATGATACAACTAACAATATTCTGAAGATTCGCAATGAAGATAATGATGCTTGGATCTCATTGCTTACTCTTAATCAAACTACAGATGCTTTGCAGAGTGTTTCAGGATTAGTTATTGGCACAGATGTTCAAGCCTATGATGCAGATACAGCAAAAACAGATGTAGCTCAAACTTTCACAGCAGGGCAAAGAGGAGAGATTACTGCGCTTACAGATGGTTCAACAATTACTCCTGATCTCTCGGATTCTAATAATTTCTCTGTTACTTTGGGTGGTAATCGCACCTTAGCAAATCCAACAAATATTACTGCTGGACAATCAGGATCTATTTTTGTTACTCAAGATGGCACAGGAAGTAGAACTCTTGCCTATGGTTCTTATTGGGATTTCGCTGGTGGAACAGCACCTACACTCTCAACTACAGCAGCAGCAGTTGATAGAATAGACTATGTAGTAAGAACAGCAACCTCTATCCATGCAGTATTTACA